CTTATATGACGGTACTACAGAGTTTACCTATGGATCATGCTGGTCAATGGTTGATAACATTCCATTGATTAGCCAGCCTTATCCAGAGCATGTTAAACAAGCTCGTGATTATAGGAATCATCACTTCAATTGGATATTACCTTACACACACTTACGTACATTTAGAAAATATCTGCTCAATGATATTGCAGACAGTTTGTTTCAAAATGAACGAGGTGAGTGGTTTAAAGCTGGTGGAGATGGATCGGTATTCTACGCTCTGATAGAAGCCGCAGATCCCAACAAAGTTAAATGCCTACAAGATGTCGTGTATAACTATAATGACATTAATCCGCTCAATGACTATAAAGTTAACGCTGTTGAGCAGAATCAAAACGCACAAATAATTGTAAAGAAAATGAATGCTTCAAAAAAAAAGATACTGATAGGAATCCCTACAGCCCGTAACATAGAGCCTGACACATTCAAGGCCATATATGATTTAGAAGTACCAGAAGGCTACGAAACTACGTTTCAATTCTTCTATGGCTACAACATTGATCAAGTTCGCAACTTGATAGCAGATTGGGTAGTCAATGGATTTGATTATCTATTCAGCGTAGACAGCGACATTGCTTTCCCTAAAGACACACTATCAAAACTTCTAGCACATGACAAGGATGTTGTCAGCGGACTGTATATTCAACGCAAGCCAGGACTGCATATACTCGAACTATATGAAAAAAATGACCGCGGCGGAGTTACTAATATACCCTACGGTAAAATTAAAGACAGGGGACTAGTTGAAATTGCAGGCTGCGGGTTTGGCTGTGTATTAGTTAAATCAGAAGTATTCAAGGCCATAGGTTATCCACAGTTTAAATATTATAGTGCTATCAATCACAAAGACACTGTTTCGGAAGATGTTGACTTTTGTCGTAAGGCTTTAGAAAAAGGTTTTAAGATTTGGGCCGATACAACTATACAATGCCAGCACACAGGAAGTTTTACTTTTAATGTTGATAATAACATTCCTGCTATCGATACGTCTCCGGTAGCTAACATTCAAACAAGGCTGCGAGAACTAGGTAGCCAACGATTGATACCTAGAAGTCATGTAGACTATCTTGCTGGATTAAAAACAGCCGGTCTTGAACCTAAAGTAATCTACGACATTGGAGCCTGTGTACTACATTGGACTAACGAAGCTGCTCGCATATGGCCTGACGCAGAGATAGTAGCTTTTGAAGCAATGGATAGTACAGAGTTCTTGTATCAAGAACGCAGAATGAAATACCACATAGGTGTACTGAGCAATGAAACCGGCAAAGAAGTTGAGTTTTATCAAAACGATATTCACCCGGGTGGTAACAGCTACTACAAAGAAAACGAAGTAGTTAATCCAGATACTGTAAATTATTTCAACGACACGCATAAGCGTAAGTTAAAAACAGTTACAGTTGATGCAGTATCAAATCTTAAAAGATTCCCCAAACCAGACTTTGTTAAAATGGATGTACAGGGTGCAGAACTTGATGTACTAAAAGGTGCTGTAGAAACACTTAAAGACGTAAAGCACGTTATCTTAGAACTACAGGTAGTAGAGTATAATAAAGGCGCCCCGTTAAAAGACGAAGTCATTGCCTATATGGATGAACAAGGTTTTGATTGTCAGGGTATTTTTAGCAACAACGGGCCCGACGGAGACTATCACTTTGTCCGACGCTAAATACTGCTATGAGAGCAAGTCAGTTTATTGTTGAAGGCGCACAGGAAAATGCCAATGTTGTAGAAATGTTTAAAAAGTTTCTGCCATTGGCTATGGAAGTGCTAGAAGTAGACAGTCTTCCTAAGATGCGTTTTGCACCGGACTTAAATACAGGCGATCAACCTAGCTTTGGCATGTATTCTCCGGACGACAACATGCTGGCAGTGGCATTGTCTAATCGTCATCCTGTAGATATACTAAGAACCGTAGCACACGAACTAGTGCATTTTAAACAGAATATGAATGGTGAATTACATGCAGACAGTGGGGAAACTGGCAGTCCCCACGAAAATCAAGCACATGAAATAGCAGGAGTTATTATGCGTAACTTTAACAAACGCTATCCGGAATACTTAAAAAGCAAGCCACTATAAAAAAAGGACCCGAAGGTCCTTTTTTACTTACTATATATTATTTGGGCTATGCCCTATATTATTATTAATTATTTCTTAACGCCAGCGTTAACAAAGCTGTACATCTTTTCGGCTGTTTCCAATACCTTGTCTAATCCTGGAAATGCTGGCATTGCTACTGTGCTAACGATTTGACCAGTCTTCTCGTCTCGAGTAGCAGTCATTTCCCAACCTGCAAACTTAGATTGAAAGTCGTCTTGTACTAGGCTTTTTGCCATACCAAGAATATCAGTACGGATTTCGTAACCATTCTTGTTAAATTTAACTTCTGGTAGCTTAGGGGTTTCAAATTTTGTTGACATATTAATCTCCTGTGTGTTTAATGTCTATGTGTAAACAGCATTATTGCTGTGTATATATTTATTATACAGTGTTACTAACTGTATGTAAAGCGATATGAATTATTTTTTAAACTTGTTTACTCGTTCCTTAACAAGTTTAACAACTTGATCACTGAGCACAACTTCGTAGTGATTACATTCTACTTCTACTAATTCCATATCCGCATGATGCTTTTGACTGGCAATGGTTACTACACCATCGTTGGGTTCATGCATAAACGGACTTTGGCCCTTGACTGTTACTATGTTGGTCCAAGGATGCTGTATCTTAATGCGGCTGGCCTGCTTCATAACCCACGAACTAGGACCAATGTCTCGCATTAGTCTGCTGAATGGTAAGAAGTATTGAGCATAATCTGCTACTTCTGCACCACCATAAGGTGTACTCAATGTAACAGCACCCTTAACAGCATTGGGCATTGAGTTAGACAAATGCAAACTGTATATACCACCTAGACTATGTGCAACAAAAACTAGGTCCTTATGGTCCTGTAATGTCAACTGCATGTCTTTTAGGTTATTTTCAAACCCGTTGCGGCTGTCATAGTTAATGTCAAGGCCTGTGCCCAGTTTACTCTTGATATAGTTAAAGCTCTCGCTGGTGGCATTGGCACCGTGTATGTACACTAATTTCATGCCAATATTTATCGGAACTTATTTGGCCATCATAATTGCTTTAGCTTCTTCATGCATACCAGCACGGGCCATTGCGGCCGCAGCTCTTGCCTGTCCAATACTTAGGCTAAATTGGTATAATGTGTTTAAAAAGTTTTTCATAGATAAGATTCCTTTTGAGAATTGAATTGTCGGATGTAGTTTTCCAACTGAGCGGCATCGGTAATGCCTTTGGTGCTTAGATATTGATCCAAACGGCTTTGATAGCTAGATCCTGGGAACATTTCACTTAAACGTTCTAGAATAGCCAACATTCTATCTGATATGTATTTCATATTTTTCCTGTGTGTTAAACTGTAGAGACTCATGGTTTCTACTGAGTATTTATATATTATATATTGCGACCGCACAATTTACAAGGTTTTATTCCTCCAATCATTATGCTATACTATGATTACAAATTCGCTAAATATTGCAAAGGATACTAACTTGAAAAGAGCCACAAAAAGTCTTCTAGAAGAACTAAACTCAATTACATTCAAAAAAGACAATGAAGCAGTAATAGAGTCTAGAGCCACGCATGTTATCAATAGTGCCATTAATCTTCTGGCAACAATCAAAGAAAATTTCCCGCCTGAGCAGGCCTACGAATTAGAACGTAGGTTTATTAACAGCATTAAAGGCAGTGATCCTAGTAAGTTTACTCGAGGCATACGCAAGGCTCGAGATATAAAAGAAACTACTCGTAGTCTTAAGATTATCGAAGGCGATGTAAAAGAAGAAGATTAATGGCCATAACAGGTATTTTTTTCTAAAAAGACTAAATAAAAACATACAAGTTCCATAGGGGAGCTTAAAAAAAAGATCAAGGAGACCATTAAAATGGCAGAACAAATTAAAAAGAACGAAAAGGTTGTATTACCACTTTTCAAGAACGGACCAACACTACAGTTTTTCACGTTGACATTTCCAAGCGCTATCAACGCTAAGTTAGGTGCAACAGCCGCTGGTGTTCGTTCACCAGTTGTAGCAGCACTTGACGCTATTGCTCAAGTTTGCTCTATCGAAATCATCGGTAGCCCACAGAACAGCAACACAGAAATTTCTATCGGTGTTGTTGCACTTGGTGGCAACTTCGGTACTGACTACTGGGATGGCACAAACAGCGAAACTTTCGCTGCTCACTTAGAAGACCTAGTTCAGGCTTCTGGTAACCTACAAAGCGTAGATAACGCTTCTACATCAGTAGTTGCTGGTGTTGCAACAAACATTTAATTTTTAAATTAAGTGACAAAGGCGTATTTTTATACGCCTTTTCTTTTGACATAAATATCTATAATTATATAGGTACTTTATGCAAGTTATTGAAATACAAACATTAGTCGATATCACCGACACTAAGGTTGCAAGACCTAAACAGGGCAGTCAGCTTGAACACGATCAACATAGAAACTTTACTACACTTAAACAATGCGTCGAAATCAGATCCATTATAACCTACGACACTGCCCCGCAGATGGAAGTCAAGGATGTTAAAGGTCTAGGATTTGGCACAGAGTTTAAAGGTAAACATGCTGTATGGACATTTAGATTTGTTCCTGACCGATCAGGTGTATATGTCAGCGATGACGGCAACGTCATTGGCAGTTTAATTGAAGACGTACACAGTGTTCCCGTTATCCAAAAATTAACAGAAACTATAAATATAGTCAAGCCGATCTTTGAATTAAAAGATTCTGCAACTAAAAACACAATCATCAAGGCACTCCAAGGCACCATTTAAGGCACCGCATTAGTAGGTATTACACAACTTAAGGAGATAGCCTAAATGGCCACTACAGTAGAACGAATTGGTATAGTTGAAACCAAAGTTGAGAATTTGAACGGAAAACTTGACGACCTCAAGACAGACGTTAAAGAGATGCATGATTGTCTTGATAACACAAGAGATAGTCTAATAGGTAAATTAGACGACATGTATTCAGCGTCTTGTAATCAACATGCCGAACTTGCAACTAAAATTACAGAATTAGAGAAGTGGAAGCAAAAGTGGGTATATATGATTGCTGGCGGTGCTGTGGTAGTAAGTTGGGCATCTGCACATGCTGAAACCATTTTAACACTTATAAAATAATGCGTATATCAGACCTCATATCAGAGCAAGGCCCTATAGGAACTACAGGTTCCTCTACAATGCCCACAAGCCAACCGGTACAAAGTACAGCTCAAAAGCCGGCTACTTCTGCTCCAGGTCAGCCGGAAACAGATCCTAACAGTAAGCAATTAGATCAACTGTTAAAACAAAATCAAATTAATGTAAACAGCTCAGATGACTTTCTCAAAGCGTTTACAGCTATACAACAAAAACAACAACTAACTCCTGACCAAGAAAAAGTACTTGGCGATTATGCCAAAGCCACTATTTCCAAACCAGGCTTGCCTACACAGATGGCAGGACTAATGAAAACAATTATGAGTAAAAAACCCGAAGGCGCCGCTGCACCGGCAGGTAGTACACCGCCTACTGGCGGAGCTCCAGTTCCGGGAGTTTAATATGAAAATAGCACAATTACTTTCGGGTACCAGTATCGCTATAACTAATCAAGAACAACAGTTCATCGAAAGCCATAGCACTAAAGTTTCTATTAATAGTCTAGGCGAACACGACCAATGGTTGGCTCAGAACCTTGTCAGGAAAGGCATATATACAATAAGTAATGATAGCCGAACGCTGATAAAGAATATAAATGAAACAAACTCCTGATGACATCTACAAGAAAGTTAAGCAACTTGGCCTTGATGTTAAAGAACAATTAAAGCGCCAGGGGATTGTCGTCCCTACTAAAACACCTGATGGTTTAATACGGGTAGGCTACTATACAATCAAAAGAAACAAAACTGGCTTCTATAGCATTTTAAACTATAGTAATGAAGCAGTTGTTGAATTTATAAATTTACCACAAACTGCTGCTATGCTAGCCAATAGACTAGCATTGGGCAAGTATCTAGATGATGAATTATTGGATGCTGACCGTGGATACGGACATGCACTATTTGAAGAAGAACTGCATTTAACCCTAGCAGAACGTAATTTAAAGTCCAACAACGTAGATCGAGCAGATGTAATGTTTACTAAATTTAATATTGCAAAACACCGAAAAGAACAGCATAGAAAGACTATATTCAATGGCTTTGACAAACTGATGCGGTTTAGATAAATAAATTTAATCATTCTTTTGGAACATATATGAAGACAAGCGATTTTAGAAACAACCCTACAAGCTCTCAACTAAAAGAGAATATGAATAAAATGTTTGGCGTCAATGTCAACTTTACTAAGTATTCTAGAGAACAACTAGAAGACATGCGAAATAAACTTCGTACTCGAGTGTTCCAGCAAGAAGGTAAGGCAGGTATTAATGATTTGCTAACCAATGAAACATACCAAAAAGACAAGGCTATGCTAGCCTTGCTAAACACAAGGATTAAAGAAATGCTAGGCGAACAAATGCAAAAACTACGTGACAAAATGTCACAACTAAGCGAGGCTAAAAAGGGTGTTAAAGCACCTAAGTATAAGATTCACGCTGCCGGCACAGCCGCTAAAGATTATGATGGCGACGGCAAGAAAGAAAGCCCTAAAGCTGAAGTTATGGGCAGTCGTAAGAAAGCCGCTGCTAAGGCAGGCAAGCCATTTGAAGAAAGTGCAAAGCCCGATTTCTTAGACATGGACAAAGATGGCGACAAGAAAGAGCCAATGAAAAAAGCAGTTGCTAGCAAGAAAGAAGGTCCTAAGAAAGGCGTTAATCCTTTTGCTAAAGTTAAAGAAGGTTTCCCAACAGTTGACGATGCCAAGAAAGCAGCCGCTGGTACAGCTGGTATGAAGCAAGGCGAAAAGAAAAAGTCTAGCACAGGCGGCGAGATTACTAAAACTGCCACAGGCCTAAAACACACAGCTGGTAAGAACTATGGCGGCCAAGATGCTCCTAAGGCACCTGACAGCGATAAGAAAGCCAAGAAAGTTAAAGAAGGCATGGAAGAAGCTGACGGCAAATTACCATCAATGACACACGTTAAGAAAATGTGTAAAGACGGAAAATCCGTAGCAGAGATTTGCAAAATGCATCCCGATTGCGACCAAAAAGAATTAAAACAAATGGTAGCTGATTGCAAAAAGAATATGGTTAAAGAAAGCCAATTCAAACACAATGTTAGGTTTGTTAATGAAAGCATTGGTTTCTTGTTACAAGAAGACGAAGAAGGTAAGGCCAAGGCCATTACCGCTGCCGGCGATATGGTCAATGATTACACATCATGGATGCAACGTGTTGGTCAGTATCAGACCAAGACAATGATTGAACTAGCAGATGCTATCAAAGCTGACTTCGGAGCAGCAGAAGCAGAAACTTTCAAGCAAGCAGTTGGACCAGCACTGAGTGCTACCCTAGAAGTACTAACACAACAACGTGAAGCAGTAAGCAATGCTGTTGCTGTACTAGCAGGTGAAGCCACTCCAGATGCCGCAATGGGCATGGAGCCAGGTATGGATATGCCTCCAGAGCCAGGTATGGATATGGCAGCTCCTGATGAAATGAATGCGCCAGCTGATGAGTTTGGTGCCAGTGATGCAGCCGCAGGCATGGGCACAACTGGTCGTGAAATGCGTGAAAGCAAGTTTGCTCGCAAGCTAGCTGAAAGCCACTCTATCCTATCTAAATTAGCTAAATGAGATTATTAGAAGTAGACCTAGGCAGTGCTAGAGATGTTCTAGCAGTTCTACAAGGTCAAGCAAACAGGGCAGGGCAAAGTTCAACTTTGCCATTTGCCGTTGTTATGAAATTGATTAAACCGTTTGGCTTAGGTATCAGTACACCGGATGGATTAATTGCACTTAAAAATGCAGTTGACCCAGCCGGTGACGTTATTGCCGATATATTAGATAATGGCGCTGTCTTACTAAAGACCAAAACAGCCAATCAAGACAAAGAACAACCAGCTGAAGTAGGCGCTAGCCCTGCTGTATCGGCCATGGCATCTAGCAATGCCAAACAATTAAAGCCAAATATTTGACATCCTGAGTTAAAGTTGTTATAATTAAGTTTATGACAATCTATACTCCCCCTCCGTTCGTTGAACGATTCCAATATAAAAACTGCGTACAGGTTAATGATCCTGTTACTCGCAAACGTGTATATCGTACACCGGATGGGGAGAGCCTACCTAGCGTTACTACTATCCTTTCGGCAACTAAGGATATGACACACTTAAACGAATGGAAGAAACGTGTTGGTGTTGAGAAAGCACAACAAATTACTACAGAGGCTGCTGGAGTTGGAACAGCAATGCACGCCAATTTAGAACGTTTCCTAATTGGAGAGCAACGACAGCCGGGTAATAACCCAGTTCATATCAAAGCCAATGCAATGGCAGATCAAATTATCCTTAACGGCCTAAGCAAAATGGATGAAGTATGGGCCATGGAACAAAGTTTATACTTTCCAGGTTTATATAGTGGAACTACTGACCTAGTGGGTGTATACGAGGGTGTTCCTGCTGTATGCGATCACAAGCAGACAAATAAGCCTAAGAAAGCAGAGTGGGTTGAAGATTACTACTTACAGCTAATGGCTTACATTATGGCACATAATGCAGTTTACGGTACTGATATGCGTCGAGGCGTTATCTTTATGTGTAGTCGTGGGGATGACAGCATTAAAGTAGGCGGTGAAGTGTATCAGCAGTTTGATCTAAAATCTGAAGATTTTAACAAGTATCAGGATATGTGGCTTACTAAAGTAGAAGAATACTACGCCTTGGCTAAGTAAGCATCTCAACGCATAAATATCCCATACAGGGGATATTTCCATGGCCGTTATTGAGATAGCAAAAATACAAGTCCGAAGAGGACAAGAAAATCAAACAGGCATTCCGCAGCTAGCAGGTGGTGAATTTGCTTGGGCAACAGATAATGAAACCTTATACATTGGTTTAAAAAGAGAAGACGGCGGAGCTCGTGATGCTAATATACGAGTATTGACTGAAAACGATGTTCGTTTATTCACTAGTTTTGTATCTAGTGGAATGCTCAATACTACAACAAATTATGTCTGGAATATTGATCAGTCAGAAACAATTACTTCCTCAACTTATATATTAGGATTTGCACCAACCGTTAATGATAGAGTTACAAGAAGTGTACAGAATAAATTAGACGATTTTGTCAGTGTTGCAGATTTTGGAGTAGTTGGTACTACAGCAACTGATTCTATTGATTGCAGCATTGCCTTACAAACAGCTATTGATCATTTATTTCTAGACATGGATATCTACAATACTGCTACTCAGTACGATACTGAAGTATCGTTGCGATATAATAAAAAATTATTCTTCCCTGCAGGTATCTATAAGATAGGACAGACATTAAAGATTCCTAGAGATACAGTTATTATTGGTGAAGGCATAGACAAAACTATCATTGAAGATATTACAGCAGGTAGTGGTATTTTTCAAACTGTTGACTGGAAGGGCAGAAGAAGTGAACATTCAGAAAATAATTACGACCACGGAGAGTTTGACGCTCTTAATACAAGCAGTCTAACACTGTCAATAACTGGTCCAGGCCAACCTAAGAATATTCACATTGAAGGCATGACCCTTCGATACACTGTGTCTAGTCCGTCTAATCCGAACTTAGCTCTTATAAGTTTAGACTGTGTAGATAATGCAATTATTCGGGAAGTAAAATTTCAAGGAACATATACGTCCTTACTCAACCCAGCTGTTGGACCAGGCTACACAGGAATAGACATTAGGGGATACAATGCATGTACCTCTGAAAACATTCTAATTGACAAATGTCAGTTTGAAGGGCTATATTATGGCGTCAGATCAAATTATGATACTAACAATATTGTAATTCAAAATAATAGTTTTAACTATTCAACATACGGCACCGCATTCAGTACTACTACCAACGTAGTAGCAACTAACGGACCTACCTATGCTAGAATTGTAAACAACAAATTTCAAAATATTTACAATCAAGGAATTTTTGTCGGACCTAATAGAAACGGCGCAGCCACTTTCCACGTTAGCGAAAATAATTCTTTTATTAGAGTTGGGGATCAAGGAATAGTCGAAGGCAGCAACAGCGTAGGAACTTCTGTTATAAAATTTGCAACTAAAGGCAATGCCAGCGTTAATGATTATTTTGGCAGAGAACTTTTTCAAAATTCAAATTTTGGAACAACATATACATACTATCCACTAATAGAGGGTAGAGCCACTATAGATCTTAATTCAGTAACTACATCGACTTTAATTGCCAATACTGCAACAACGATCATGAGATTGCCTATAACTAGCGAAGCACAATATTTAAATTTAAAATATAACTGCACGTCAAATGACGGCTTGATCAATACAATGGGAGTTCTACAAGTTTATATCAGGCCAGGCGCTACTCCGAGCGATGTTAGCTTACACGATGACTACAACGCATCTGGATCTGACGGCGGCTTATATTGGGGAGTTACTGTTGAACCTACTTATAAATATTATGAGTTATTAGGTGTTAATCCAACATTAACTTCGATTGTTCGAGTAGAAATGCAAACAAGATTAATGCTGTAAGGAAAAAATGTTTAACCAACCTGTAGATAGTAGATTAACAGAGTGGGCAGATCATAGAAGAAAGTTAGACGAAGTTGAAGATCCTTTACAAACTGTATGGGATTTTTGGCATCTGGCTCCCTTCACTCCCCATAATAAAAGTGTAGACCCGTACTACCAAAAAAGCTGGCCTAGCCCTTGGGAAATTATTGTAGAAAATAGATATGATGATTTTACTAAAGCACTAATGATTGGCTGGACTTTGAAATTGACAAAAAAATTTAAAGATAGTAAGATTGAACTGAGAACATTAGTTGACTCTAATCGAATAAGACAGTATAATTTACTGTATATTGATGACAATTGGGTTATAAACTACAGTGATAATGGGCCAATTCTTTTACCCGAAGTGCCTGATTCGTTTAGACTAGAAAATCTAATAGAAGTTAGCGCCCCAAGGTAAATATCAGCTTAGAACAATAAAAAGAGGTTACTTAATGATCACAGTGGTCAAGCGTAATGGGCATCGTGTCCCGTTAGATATCGCAAAAATACAGAGACAGGTAGCCCACGGCTGCAGAGGCATTGATGGAGTTAGTCCATCAATGATTGAAATTAAAGCACAAATAGAATTGCACGACGGAATGACTACTCAGACCATAGATGAGTTATTGCTCAAGGCCATGGTTAATTTAATTGACGAAACTGAAAACCCAGAAATTAACAATGTTAACTATCAATATGTAGCAGGCAGGCAACGTGTTAGTATGTTACGCAAAGAAGTATACGGTGCATACGATCCTCCTCCCCTATATGAAATTGTACAGAAGAACATTAAATCTGGAATGTATACTAGTGAATTACTAGATTGGTACACTGAAGACGAATGGAAGATCATTGATTTATTTTTAGATCACGATAAAGATGAAGGTTACACTTTTGCTGCCATTGCCCAACTAGCAGAAAAATATCTTGTACAAAATCGTGCTACAGGACAAATTTATGAAACCCCACAGGTTCGTTACGCTATTGCCGCCGCAACTGCGTTTCACAGTGAACCTAAAGAAACTAGATTAAAATTAGTAAAGGAATATTATGAATGTGCGTCCGATGGTCATTTTACTCTCGCTACTCCTGTGCTTGCTGGCCTCGGTACTACAACTAAACAGTTCAGTAGTTGTGTGCTTATTAGCAGTGACGATACCCTTGATTCGATATTCGCCGCAGGCGAAATGATGGCCAAATATGCCTCAAAACGAGCCGGTATTGGTCTCGAAATAGGCAGAATCAGACCGTTAGGCGCCCCAATTCGCAATGGTGAAATCAAACATACGGGTATGATACCATTCCTAAAGAAATGGTTTGCTGATTTAAGATCATGCAGTCAGGGCGGCATACGCAATGCCAGCTGTACGGTTACATTCCCAGTGTGGCATGCTCAATTTGAAGATCTCATTGTACTTAAAAATAATCAAGGAACAGACGAAACTCGTGTGCGCCAAATGGATTACAGTGTAGTAGTTAATGCCATGTTCTGGAATCGTTATAAGCGTGGCGAAACAATGAGTTTATTTGATCCGGCAGAAGTTCCAGACCTATACGAAGCCTACTATCGTAACAGCGCAGAATTTGAAAAGTTGTATCTACAATATGAACAAGATAAGACAAAGAAAAAGAAAGTTGTATCGGCAGATGAGATATTCAAAAATGGAATTCTTAAAGAGAGAACTGATACTGGGCGCATTTATCTTGTCAACATCGACAACGTTATCAACCAGGGTCCCTTTGATACGACGGTGGACCCAATATATCAATCAAACCTATGCCAGGAGATACTTTTACCCACCCGACCTTTCCAAAGAATTGAAGATCCAGAGGGACGAATTGCTCTTTGCACTCTTGGGTCAATCAACTGGGGTGCGTTCAGAAATCCGCAAGAGATGAGAAAAGCATGTCGTGTACTAGTTCGTAGTTTAAGTAACTTATTAAACTATCAAGACTTCCTAAGTATACAAAGTAAATTGGCCAATACAGATTTTGAACCGTTGGGAGTCGGCATTACTAATCTTGCTTACTGGCATGCTCGTAAGAGTTTCAAATATGGAACTCCTGAAGCATTAGCAGAAGTTAAGCGTTGGATGGAACATCAGGCCTACTACCTTACTGAAGCCAGTGTCGAGCTTGCCCAAGAACGAGGCCCATGCGGACGTAGTCAGTACACTTACTACGGTAAGGGAGTATTTCCCTGGGAAAGGCGCAAGGCTGGAGTTAATGAACTCACTGACTTTACACCCAGCATGGATTGGGAACCGTTACGAGCACGTATGAAGAAGTATGGTATTCGCAATGCTACATTGATGGCTGTGGCTCCGGTAGAGTCTAGTTCAGTTGTATTAAATAGTACTAACGGAATTGAAATGCCCATGGAAATGATTAGTGTTAAAGAATCAAAGGCAGGATCGTTTGTACAGGTAGTACCAGAATACAAGAGATTAAAGAACCGTTATCAGTTAATGTGGGATCAGAAAGATTGTGTTGACTATTTGAAGACAGCTTCAGTATTGGCTGTTTACATTGATCAGAGTTTGTCAACAAATACATTCTATAATCCCGCCAATTATGCAGGAGGCAAAGTACCTGCAACTGTAATTGCCAAAAACTTAATGCTGGCTTACAGATGGGGACTAAAGACTATATACTATAGTTTAATTAATAAGGTTGGCGCCAAGGCCGACATGACAAATACAAGTAGTGCAATTACACTTTCACCAGTAACAGTCTATGAAGAATTAGACGATGACTGCGAAGCATGTAAGTTATAAATTGAGAATATATTAATGCTGGAAACAATTTGTGATGTGATGTTAGATGCGTATAAACGCAATTGGATTACTAGCCGTGATGGCAATGTAAGTATCCGTCATCACGACCGTGATCACTTTTACATCACACCTAGTGGTGTACGTAAGCAAACACTACAGCCGGATCAGTTTAAAAAGATTGGCATATTGCATCAACCAGTTAATCGGTATAACTGGACTGAACTGCCCTATACTGATATTAGCGAAAAACTAAAGCCCAGTGGAGAAATTCCATTGCATTTTGGTTTGCAACGAGCAATGGGACAGCATAGTAATGACGTTCGTGTAGTTGTACACGTTCATCCTACTTACTGTATTGCGGCCATGCATGCCGGCATTGATCTAAGCACAGTTAGTGTAGAGTTTCCAGAATTAAATCGCTATACAAAAGTAGCTAAGAACGTAGGAGATGTGCCGCCTATTAGTCAAGAGCTTGCTGATCGTTGTCATGAAAATCTGTGGCTTCGAAAAGATGGTACAATTAATTTTGACATTGTAGGTATTAAAGGACACGGAGTAGTTGCCATTGATACAAGTCCATGGCGTGCTTTTGAGCATATTGAACGATTAGAACACATTTGCAAAATAGTACTTGCAAGTGGTAAGTATTAAATTATAAAAGGAATAACAATGAAATTATATATAAAATATATCAACGGACAGATTGTAGATCATCCTATTCTAGAAGACAATCTAAGACAGGCCAATCCTCAATTTGATCCTGCCAATCTTCCAAACACATTAAAAGTGTTTGAACGAGTCTCTGCGCCGCTTGCAGGACCTTATGAGAGAATTGAATCAATATATCAGTTACACCACGATGATGTAGTACGTGATGTGCATACTCTAGTAGGATATACCGCAGAAGAACGTGCGGTTAGAATTGCACAAGCTATGCAGTTTTCCCATCCCAATGGCTGGGTATTTAATGAAACAATATGCGGATGGGAACCGCCATCACCTCCACCTGATGACGGGAAGAAGTACATATGGTCCAATGACTTAGCATCATGGCAGGAATTGGTTATTTAATATGTCAAAAGCACAATACAATTTTTCAAAACAAACGAATTACCTTAAACGAACTATGTTCTTAGACCCTGCTGGTCCCGTAACAGTGCAACGTTTTGAGGAAGTTAAGTATCCTAAACTACAGAAGTACGAAGAACTTGCTCGTGGCTTTTTCTGGGTACCTGAAGAGATTAGTCTTACCAAAGATAAGATGGATCACAAAGAAGCCAGTGATGCTGTTAAACATATCTTTACCAGTAACCTGTTAAGACAAACTGCCCTAGACAGTATTCAAGGCCGCGCACCTTTCCAAGTGTTTGGACCAGTCTGTTCAATTCCAGAACTTGAAGCACTAACACTTACTTGGAGTTTCTTCGAAACAAGTATTCACAGCAAGAGCTATAGTCACATTATTCGTAACGTCTACGGAGTACCTAAAGATGAGTTTAACAAGATTCACGACACGGCTGAAATTGCTGGTATGGCTGCTAGTGTTGGTCGTTACTATGAAGACCTTCATATTCTTAACAGCCGTAAAGAGTTGGGTGAAGATGTTGGACTACACGTTCACAAGCGAGCCATATGGATGGCCCTACATGCATCATACGCACTCGAAGCTCTACGTTTTATGGTATCCTTCGCCACGTCACTTGCTATGGTAGAGAATAAAATCTACATTGGTAACGGCAACATCATCAGTTTGATTTTGCAAGACGAATTACTTCACGCAGAGTGGACTGGTTGGTTGATCAACAATGTAACCAAAGACGATCCAGACTTTATTGAAATTGAAAAAGAGTGTGAAGCAGAAGTATACGCTATGTATATGGAAGTCATTCAAGAAGAAAAGGCCTGGGCTGAATACTTGTTCAAGAAAGGTGTGGTCATTGGATTGAACGCCAGCATATTGAAAGACTTTGTTGACTATACTGCATTTACTAGACTAAAAGAAATTGGCATCAAGTACCTAGCAGAACATCCAAAG